CGCAAAAATCGTTAAAGATATGGTGGACGGAAAACACATCAGCGCATACCTTGCGCCGCCAGACCTGTGGAACAGCCGCCAAGAGACCGGGAAAAGCGTGGCTACCATATTTGCAGAGCATGGCATCTACCTCACCAAGACCAGTAATGACCGGATAGATGGATGGATGGCTGTCAAAGAGTGGCTAAAGCCTTTTGATGATGTAGATGGGCGCAAGATTGCAAAGCTACAGATATTCAGTAATTGCACCAATCTGATTAAGTGCTTACCGGCATTACAGTACGACGAAAAGAAGCCGTCTGACGTAGCGACGGAACCGCATGACATTACACACAGCCCGGATGCAATTAGAGGTTTCTGCGTGTACTGGACGAGCGCAGCCGAAAAACCAAAGCCTCCGGCGCATGAATTTCCATTCCATATACAGAAGCAACGCGCCCCACTAGGGCAAGGAGGACGATACAATGTTATATGACATAGGTTTTGTATTGCTGGCTCTGATAAGCCCTGTGTTGGTGCTGATAGCGTATAGGCAGGGAGTTAAAGACCGGATACAGCAAGACAAAAGCGAGCCGTTGCAGCCGTTTTTCAATGTTACGCATAGCCCAAAGCAGAGCAGAGAGGACACGCGGATTCAGACCATACTTGACAACATCAACTCTTATGACGGCACGGAGCGCGGGCAAAAGGATGTGATTAATTGACACGTAAAGACATTGATGTGACAGAGGTATACAGACTGTATGAGAGCGGAGTTGAGCATCACAACATGCTCAACATGTACCGCGAGTGTGAAACGTTTCACAACTTTTACATAGGCGATCAATGGCATGGTCTAAAGTCTGGTGATGAGGATTTACCGATATTCAATTTCATCAAGCCAGTTGGTAAGTATAAGATTTCTCTGATTGCACAAAACCAGATGTCCATTGTGTATTCCGCTATGGGTGGGGATACCGATTTGGTGACGGGCGTGTGTGAGGCGCTTTCTAAGTTTGCAGCGGCACAATGGGAAAAATCAAAAATGGATACATTGGCATGGAGAGTAATCAAAAACGCGTTTATCACAGGAGACCATTACCTCTACTGCTACGATGATCGCAAACCGTCTGAATCTATTGTGCAAGACCTTAAACCAAAGCTCAAAATGCGGCTTATCCATAAAACCAACGTGTACCTTGCAGACGAACAAAACCCGGAACTTAATGAGCAAGAGTATATTATCATTTCCGGGCGCGATTCAGTATCAAAGATCAGAAAAACCGCAAAGAAAAACAAAATACCGCAGGATAAGATTGATCTGATTGTTGCCGATGATGAGACGGAAACGCAGATCGGGGAAGACAAAAACAAAGAAGTCAAGACCGATTCCGGTAAATGTACATGGATTCTCTTCATGAAGCTTACTGATGCGGGATTGGAGTACAGCAGATCGACAAAGTACGTTGAATTTGAGCCTAAAAAATCGTTGCCAGGCCTTGACGTGTACCCAATTGTTGGAATGAGGTGGGAGGAAAAAATTGGTTCTGCGCGCGGAGAAAGCGGCGTAAAATACATGATCCCAAATCAGCTAGAAGTCAATAAAACAGCAGCTAGAAGAGCAATAGCGGTTAAGAGGTTTGCATTTCCTACTTTGGCATATGACAGCCAAAAGGTTACGGATGTTGACAAGCTATCCACCGTGGGAGCATCTATTGCTGTTGATAATCTGGCTGGAAATGGAATAAACACAGTAATCCAATACCTTAACCCTACGCAGATATCCAGCGATGCGGAAAAATTACAAAACGAGACAGTAGACCGCACAAGAGAGCTTGAGGGCGCAAGCGACGCAGCAACAGGGCAGGTTGACCCAACGCAAACCAGCGGCGAAGCGATAAAGGCCGCAAGAGATCAGGCGGCAATTCCTTTAAACGAGCAGATTGCATCATATAAACAGTTTGTAGAGGATATTGCGCTACTGTGGTACAAATTATGGGTTGTTTATTCTCCGCAGGGATTGCAAATCGATTACAAGGAGGATGGCCAGCAATTTTCGCAGACAATTCCAGCGGAAATTCTACGAGGATTAGACATTGATATTAAAATTGATGTTTCCCCGGTAGACCCATACAGCAAGATTTCACAGCAGCTTGCGCTTGACCGGCTGTTACAAGGGCAATATATCCGGTTTGACGAATATGTAAAGGCTCTTGATGATGCGTCAAGCGTACCAAAGGCGACCCTGCAATCAATTTTAAACGGCAGAACGAGCGAGATACCGCCAGAAGTTTTGGAGCAATTACAGGCCAATCCAGACCTGCTACAAAGCATTATACAGATCGTGGCGCAATATCAAGTACAGCAAGAAATGCAAGGAGGAATGCAGAATGTTCAAATGGCTGGTAATCCCTCGGGAATGGTGGTGTAAAGGAAAGGTGAGATATGCGTGAACTGTTCAAAATGCAATCGAGAGGTCTTTATTGACCATGTAACGACAGAAGGGGCCACGACCAAGTATTTTTATGTCTGTATGAATCCGCAATGCTCCGATTATCGCAAAACGTTTTCCCCAATTGGAGAGAAGTCGGAAACGCAGATTAAGCCAAAAACATAAATTCGCACGCCGATAGCGCAAACATGGCAATTTTATGGAGGATTTAAAATGGATGAATTAAATTCTGTAAACGCAGAACAGGAACAAGTCGTAGATGTTCCAGGAACCGGTACTGATAATGGCGTAACAACTGAACTTGAAAAAGAACAGCCGCAGGAACCCGCCAAACCTGTACAGACACCGGAAGAGAACGCACAGTATGCTAAGATTCGCCGTGAAGCGGAACAGAAAGCCGCAGAGCTTGCACAGCAGAAAATTGACCAGCATTACAAGGCCATGTATGCAGGTCAAATCAATCCGTATAACGGTAAACCAATCGACAGCGAAGCGGCGTACAAAGAATATGAACAGCAGCACCAAGTCGCGCAGATGGCCGAAAAAAACGGAATTACCGTTCAAGAGCAGCAAGAGCTATTGCGAAAAGCACTTTTGCAGTCACCGGAGTTTAGGCAGACGGCAGAGGAAGCGGAAAAGGCTAAGGCAGAAGCTAATGAACTGCGTGGCACGTTAGACAAAATCACATTCAGCAATGATCTTGCTGAAATCAAAAAAATCAATCCGAAGGAAACGGCAAAAACCATTGAAGATTTGGGGATTACATTTATGCGAGCTCGCGCAATGGGACTCGATAATCTTACGGCTTACGAGATCGCCAAAGCAGAAAAGCAACGTCTTAATCCCGTGCCTCCCTCAATGGGCGATGTCAATTCTTCTGGCACGGACGAAAGCGAATTTTACACAATAGAACAGCTTAAGTCCATGACCTCAGAGGAAGTCCATAAAAACTGGTCAAAAGTTCAAAAATCAAGAGAACGATTATTCAAAGGAGTGTAGCGAATGGCATATCAAAATTTTATTCCAACGATATGGGCCGAACAGATCAACCGAGAACTGGAACGCCTTTGCGTATTTGCAGAGGATTGCAACCGGCAATACGAAGGAAACGTAAAGGCCAAAGGCGATTCTGTAAGAATCCTTGGAGTGGGACGTCCTACGATTACCGAAACCACAGATAAAGACATCACGCTTTCGGACGCAGAGGACGTGGAAGACACCTCCATCACCATGCCGATTAATCATATCGCCTACTTTAACTACAAGGTAGATGATATTGACAAAAGACAGGCGGTTGGCGGGATTATGGACGCGCTTTCAAAAGAAACGTCCGAGGGCCTTGCAAACAAAATGGATACCTTTATTGCATCCCTTGCATTGCAACCGGAGGCCATAAAGGACGCATCAAGCGCGTATCAAATTACTACGGCAAATGTTCTTCAAAAGATCGACGCGGCAATTCAGAAGCTTTACGAAAACGATGTATCCCCGTCTACTCCGATTGTGCTGACGTGCTCCCCGCGTTTTTACTTTATTTTGAAGCAAGCCTATGTCAATATCGATACCGACAATAGCAAGATGCTCGAAAATGGCAAGGTTGGGCGCTATGGAAATGTGGTCATTAAAATGTCTAACAATATCGCCACCACTGGTTCCGGCGCCAACGATCAAATTATGGTAAGAACCAAACGCGCCATTGCTTTTGTAAACCCCATGACTCACACCGAAGCATACAGACCCGAGAAACGGTTTAGCGACGCCGTCAAGGGCTTTGTACTGT